ATGTTATTCAACCAAGAAGTGGTGGCAGTAATCCATCAAATCCAAGACTATATGCAAGAGTTGTTCAAGCAGCAAAAGATAAGTTTGATGTATATCCATCCGCTTATGCAAATGCTTGGGTAGTTGGTGAATACAAACGTCGTGGTGGAACGTATAAGTCTGAATCTGTTGCAACAAAATCAATATGGGATGGTGGACTGTTGGATCCAAAAGGATTTATTAAATAATGCCAAAGAAAAAAGCAAAATCATTTAACTCAACACAAATTAAAGATGGAAAGATTGTTCGCATGAATAAAAACGGTACAGTTAAATCTATTCTAGGTGACTATGAAGTTAAACATGAAAAGAAAGATAAGTAATGGCTGATACATATTCACCAACAAGTGGCATGAAGTCTGCCGCTAAACGTGCATTAAAATGGAAAGAAGATGGTAAAGCTAAGGGTGCTGGAACTCCAATAGGTTGGGGTAGGGCAACAGATATTGTTAATGGGTCTACAATGTCTCTTGATACTGTTAAAAGAATGTATTCATTTTTTTCTCGTCATGAAGTAGATAAACAAGGTAAAGGATTTTTTGATGGTCCAAACTTTCCATCTAATGGTCGCATTATGTGGGATGCTTGGGGTGGAGATGCTGGATTTACTTGGAGCAGAGCGATAGTTGAAAGAGAAAAGAAGAAGACAGAAAAAGCTTGGTTTGGAAGCGCATTTAGTTTTAGAAAGGGGTAGGGAATATGGAAGATTTAAATGTTGAAGAGGTTAAACAATTAGTTAACTTCTATAGACAAAAAGCATATGATTTAGAGTTTCAGCTATTGCAATCACAACTTAGATTAAACAAGATTATTGCAATGCAAACTCAATCAGTGCCTGCTACAAAAATAACAAAAACAAAATCTGAATAACATATAAATGAAATATGTTTTAGCTGTCGTATTGACATTAGCTGCTGTTTGGTCTATAATTGAACTAAGTAGATATAAAGTTTCTAAATCTTTAAACAATGTCAGATATAGTCAAAGTGACATACATCAAAGAATTAGGCACCTTGTACCTAAAAAAATAAATAGTAGAGAGAATATTGAATCACAATCAGCAAAACATGCTGGTAGTACCATGATTAAGATTATTGTTATTGACGATAAGGCTTATTGGGTAAAAGATAATATATTTTATTATGCAAAGACACAAAATGGTGACATAGTTGCTAATACAACTAAGCCAGTAGATGTTTCTTTGATGTCAAAAAAAGATATAGACAAGATGCTTTTTATACTAGATAACTTAAGAAAAGGAAAAAAAGATGATAGCAGTAGTGCAGGGATCGAATGAGTTTAACGATTATAGTGTGTTCATTCGTGCCATGGGTGTTGCTTTATCTGGAATGAAAGATGATGATCCAGAGTTTGTAATCTACTCTGTTGGTCCAGTAAAGATAAACGCAATGGTTTCAGAATTTTCAAATCTTTCAGAGCGTGGTATGAAATCACGAGGAAAGAAAATTAAATACTATAAAGTTCCAACACAGTGGGTTGAAAAGAATATGTCTTATGTTAATTACTTTGCATTCTTATGTAATGCACATCAAACTAAATCAAGATTAGTTGAAAAAGCTGAATTACAAAACATTGAAGTTGGAATTTTTAAATACTAGGGGAGAAAAATGATTGTAACAAATTTAGATAAGATGGAAAAGATTGTAAAAGCAAACAACAATCTTTCTTGGACTGGTTGGGATATAGTTGATCTAAAAAGATCCGACTCAGCACGTACTGCCGTTAATGGTGTGAGAGTAAAAGGTCTTTGGTATTTGCAGAGAGTTTATAATGTCACTCGTAATGGATGGGATATTCCAAACAGATACAGGGGCTAGATATGAAACAGCATCTATGGAAAGATAATGCCCTGTGCTTAGGCTCTGACACAAACATGTTCTTTGATGAATATGAAGAGAAACCAGAAAGTAGACAGTTTGTTGACTCTATTTGTAGAACATGTCCAGTAGCTAAAACATGTTTTGCTAACGGTGTGTCTGGTAAAGAGTGGGGTATTTGGGGTGGAGTATATCTAGAAGGTGGGGATATATCAAGAGAGTTTAATAATCATAGATCAAAGCAAGAGTGGTCTTTGACTTGGCAATCATTAACAATGGAGCAGTAAAGTGTGGTCTTGGATATTAGCAGCATTAGGAGTAACTGGCATATTCCTTGTTGGTCGTAAAACCATTTGGGGATGGCTTGTTCTTTGTGTTAATGAGTGCTTATGGATAATTTATGCTATAACAACTAAGCAATATGGTTTTATTGTTGCAGCAGTTGCTTATGCAGCGGTATATATTAAATCATACATTCATTGGAAAAGAGAAGAATAATGTATACAGATGCAATGCGTAGAGCCTTTCATTCAGTTATACCACCAAAAGAATTTGGTGTAAATATAATTGACAATGAACATTTTCTTACAATAAAGCTAGATGAAAAACATTTTGCTGGACTTGTTCATGATGAAAAGATTCAGGCATTGCAGTATGTATTAAAATTAAAAGGTGCCCTTGAAATGGAAGGCGCAATTGTTTTAGTAACTAGAGAGGCTCTTACCAAGTGACAATCTTTATATCAATTGCCAGCTATAAAGATCCAGAACTAGAAAGAACAATTCATTCTGCAATAGATAATGCATTTAACCCACAAGATTTACATTTTGGAATATTCTTACAAGAACTTGATAAGGGTGCTCCAGATCTTTCGTGGGTGCCAAACCTAACCTTAACAACTATTCATCCTAAAATGGCTAGAGGTGCAGGCTATGCAAGGTCACAAATCATTCCAATGTATTCTAATCAAGATTACTTTCTTCAAATAGATTCACATACTATGTTTGAAAAAAATTGGGACTTGCTTTGCATTAGTCAATATACAAAAGCACAAGAGATAGCAAACAACAATAAGATTATTTTATCAGCTTTTCCTCCACCATTTTATGTTGAATCAAATAAAAAGATTAGTATTATTAAAAACTCTAAAACACAATTACCATATCCAACCAAACAAGAACCACTGCTCACAAAGCGTGGTGAGTGGACTGCTCAAAGAGTTGAACTATCTAATAAAACCTTACCTGAACAATCAACAACTGTATTAGCTGGATTTATATTTGCATCTGGAGAATTAATAAAAGAAGTTCCATATGATCCAGAGATTAGTTTCTTTGGTGAAGAGTTATGCTTTGCGGTAAGAGCATGGACTAAAGGTTGGGATATATATTCTCCTTGTGTTAAAATTCTTTATCATTTTTATACCCGTGAGGGATACAGCAAGATCTGGAAAGATAGAAACTTAAGAGAAATATCTTGGAAAGAACTTGAACTAATATCAAAGATAAAACAAGAAAAAGTTTTGTGTGGCTATGAGTATGGTGTCTATGGGGTAGGAAATGCTAGGCCTATAGAAGAGTATGAAAAAATAACTGGCATTGATTTTAAAAAAATGTACAATGCTGATAGTGATATAATAGTAATAAGAAGAAAGGAATAATGTGAATATTGCCCTTATAGTTACTAGCCTAATAGCTGTGTCATTTTGTATATCATATTTTTCTGTACTCAAAAGACTTGAGGTTATTACAAAAGCTTTTAGTCAAATGGTTGCCCTTAACTCATCCATGAGTCAGGCATTTGAAGAAAGTCTTCAAAGCCCTATGACCAAAAATGAACAAGATATTCATAAAGAAAATTTTATTAAATTTTTATCTGATTCCCGTGATTGGGCATTTGAATATATTGAGGATGTACAAAAAGAATTAGAAGAATTTATTAATTCTATAGAGCCTGAGATAACTTACTTTGATGAGTTTGGTGAGGTTGGATCTGCTTACCCTCATTATTATTCTATGAAGAAGATATCTTTAGCGTATCAGGATTTAAAGAAGTTGCTTCCAGAAGAAGTAGATGATAGACGCTAGAGGCATACCAACTTGTGAGTGCCCAGATTGTGGTAGCACCTTGTTTAGAGCTTTGGTGTCATTTGATCCAGAAACATATATGGTTGGCATGTATCATTTAGATATTCAATGTCATGACTGTGGAACACTGTGCACAGCACCAACACCAATGGATCATCCAGAAAACCCAAGTAAAGATTTTGGAATGAAAGAATGAGAATTAAAATAAAAGAATTTGAAGAAAGTATTAAGTATGATTATGCTGTTTGTGACATAGAAGGTTGCTCAGAAGAAGCAAAGATTTTAGCAATGACAGAAACAAGATACGTAGATTTTTGTAAAATTCATCACAAAGAATATATATTGGGGGAAGCATGAAAGACATAGTACTATCAGTACTAACAGGTTTTGGATGTGGTTTAGTATTTGCTGCATTCAAATTGCCAGTTCCAGCACCACCTGTATTTGCAGGGGTAGCAGGCATTATAGGCCTATGGGCTGGCTATTCAATACTAATAAAGGTTATATCCTAGGAGGAAATAATGAATCAAAATATCAAAAACATGCTTGCATCATACGGACGATCAGTTCTTGGTGCAGCAACAGCGATGTTCGCTGCTGGAGTGACAGATCCAGAAACACTTGTATACTCATTAGTTGGTGCAATTGTTCCAGTAGTTCTAAGAGCAGTAAACCCTAGTGACAAGGCATTTGGACGTATGCCTGCTGAATCAGACATTGAGGCAGCTCTAAAGAATGTCAAGGTAGTAAAGAAGGCTGCTGCAAAGAAGCCTGCTGCTAAGAAGTAGCATGTTAAAAAGATTAGCCAGCCTAGCAATAGGCTGGCTTTTCTATTATGATAGGATATGTAAATGATTAATTTTGGTTCATTGTGGATAGGTAATCCATTAAGTAAAGTAGAACAGACTGCTCTTTCTTCATTCATTTATCATGGACATTCATTTACCCTTTTTGTTTACGATATGTCTATGAAAGTTCCTAAAGGTGTTGTCAAAGAAGATGCAAATAAAATAATTCCAGAGTCTAAGATTTTTAAGGTACAAAATTCATATGGACCATTTGCAGATATGTTTAGATACACAATGATAAGTAAGACTGGACTAACATGGACAGACACAGACTCAATATGTTTAAGGTCAGACTGGAACTTTGGAGAGTATCTATTTGGATTTGAAGAAGATGATCGTCTTGCAAATGGAATATTAAGAATGCCTCAAGACTCCGAGTTGGTAAAGTTTTTAATTAAGAACTCAGTTAGTTATGATAAAGATAAAATTGTTTGGTCTGAGATTGGCCCACTGCTTGTTACAAAGGGAGCAAAAAGATTTAATGTTTTAAAATATGCACAACCACCAGAAACGTTTTATCCAATTCATTTTTGGCAATGGAAAAAAATATGGAACCCAGATCATAAGGATGAAGTATTATTAAAATCTAAAGATGCACACACATTACAAATTTGGAATCAATTTTTGAATAGAGAAAATATTAATAAGAATGATCTTCCAAAAGGATCTGCAATTCACCACCTTTACAACAAATTTATTTAAACATATCCAGTCATATTGTATTTTTTAGCAAGCTGAATCGTTGATTCCGTAGGGTATGCCTCACAAATATTTCCTTTTTCCATTTTAATTGCATAAACATTTAAATTTTTATGATAAAATAAATAATGATCTATGGGACTGCTAACTGGTTTTTCAACCTCAGCCAATAATCTTTTAGCCCCAGATCTGCTTACAACATAACAAAGACAAGACCAAGACTGATATACCCTACAAATGTTTTCTTTTTCAACCATAAGGGTTTGTCTATTGGGTCTATATCTTATGTTGCCAGTGTCAGGAATGTAAACTGTAAAGACATCCCAATCTTCTGGCAATTCTTTAATGTATTGTTGTATTTTTTTATTAAAGTCTTTATTTAATTTTATATCGTCTTCCATTAAAATAACACTATCATATTTAGATTTTAAAAAGTTATCCCATGACTTATAGTTGCTAGCCCATATGCCTAACTCACCAGTTTTCCAACCATTGCCATCATGTCCTTTTGGATCTATGTTAATGTTTTCTTTTTTATAAAAATGTTTAACATCTTTAAGTGTTCTCATTATTATTGTTGGTGTTTTAATTTCTTGAAAGTCTTTTTCTAATTGTTTTTTTGCAAGGTAGGTAAGAATATTTCTTTGTTGCATAGAATCGTTGTCTTCTTCAATATGAAATATTTTAAAAGCAATATTTAGATCTTTTTTAGTTACAGAAAGACCATTTTTATAATCAAGCATCTGCTCTTTAGTGTAATCTTTGCTGCTATCTTTCCACCAAGAGTCTATATTATTCTTTGATTTAGCATGAAAGTCTTGGTGTTCATAGTTAATAGAATTTTTTGCATCCAGAATGTGTGTAAAAAGCGGTATAGAATAAGCATCACCCAGACTATAAAGAATAACATCTGCTGCTTGATTGCTATAGCCATAACTATCTAACTTATATTTACCATTAACATAGTGTAGATTAACTAATGTTTTTGCATAGCTTCTTTTTATTAAATAACATGCCGTTGACCAAGAATAAACCATAACATTTTCTTTTTTAAAAGGTTCTTTCTTGTGTATATTAAACTTTGGATCATGCTGAATCATAATCATTTGAACAATCTCTGCATTATTTGGTATGTGTTTTATAACATAATCCCAATCAAACTGCCAATGTTCAACGGTATCAAAACTAAAATCATCTTCCATAATAATGGCATACTCACTATCAGATGTATCAAGCCAATGCTTTAATGCTTTAATATGAGAGGAAATGCATCCTATCTCAGATGGCTTTATCTTAGGATACTTGCCGTGAATTATTTTTGATAGATCATTGTTTCTACCATCAATGGCTTCAATAACTGTATAGTTTGTAATACCATACTTTTTAAATTCTTTTTTTGCGTGATTAAGTCTGTGCTTATGGTCTTTTAGATTAATTAAATAAACTGGAAAAAAGTTTGTTAACTTATCCATTCTTTGAAATCCACACTTGTTCGTCCATAATAATTAACTTGTATTCTTTTTTATACTCTCTTAAAAACTTATTAATTCCTTTTTTAGGAGAAAGATCTGTTAAACCTGAGTCATGAACCCACAGGTAATCATCAAAGGCCATAATTCCATTAGGCTTTAAGCATCTCCAACCAAAGGTTGCATCTTTGTAAACTTCATCAGCCCTGTGATCCCCATCAATATAAATAAAATCATAATGTTGTTCTTGCGTTGATTGAAGAAAGTTTGCAGAGTATCCTTTTATTTTACATACATTATTGTATTGTGACATTCTTTCATCATAAAATAATTCTAGTTCTTCCCAGTCAAACTCTTTATGAACTTCTTCTTCCGAGCCACACCAAGTGTCTACATCTGTGAGCCATGACGTAGGATCTGTAATAATATTATCCATAAGCCACTCAGATGCATCGCCAGTATAGGCTCCTATCTGCAAAAAATCTACCAATGGCTTGTCGGCAAATCTTTTCGGCAAGACTAAATTAAAATAATTAATAGCATTTTTTTCAAACCAATTCGGATACCCCATATATATCATTATACACCAAGGCCTCTGATATACTATTAGGATGAAAATAAAAATCATATCCCAAGAGCAATTAAATAATGCAAAATTATTTAAAAACAAAGAAGAGTTTGCTAAGCATATTCCAAAAGGATCAAGGATTCTTGAAATAGGAACTCTTGCTGGAGACTATGCAGAAGTTCTAATCAAAGAGGTCAAACCCTCCTCTATTGACCTTGTAGACACCTTTAAAGCCTATGATTGGCCAGACTGTAACCGCTTTAATCGTGAGGGGCATTTAGATTTTGTTAAGAATAGATTTAAAAATGTTAACGGTATAACATTTAATCAAGGGTATAGCGATGATATTCTTACCAGTATAAACAAACAATTTGATTATATATACATAGATGCTAATCATGATTATAAACATTGCAAGGCTGATCTTATTAATTCCTTACCGCTTTTAGCAGAGGGTGGAATAATTGGATTTAATGATTATATTGTAGATAAAGATCATGGTGTTGACTATGGTGTTATTGAAGTTGTATGTGAATTTTTAAATGATAATAAAGACTGGGAAGTAATTGGATTTGCATTACAAGAAAATATGTATGCAGATGTATATATTAAGAAGTGCCTTTAGCAGGAGTCAACCCTGCGACCTAACGGGTAAAAACCGTCCGCTCTGTTCTCTGAGCTATAAAGGCTTTGTATTCCAGGTAGGACTTGAACCTACGACGACCAAATTATGAGTTTAGGGCTCTAACCAACTGAGCTACTGGAACTTAAATAATTAATTGCTCTTTGTAATCTTTCTATATTATCCTGAAACACACCAAGACCACGATTACAATTATGACATAGATGACCTCTAAAACTATCTGTGTTATGATCATGATCTACTACCCAAATACTTGCATTGCCACCTGTTCCTTTTAATTCATCTTCATTCTTTAAACAAATTGGACATATATATTCTTGAACAGGATATCCAAACTCTTTTTTTAATTCATCTCTACGCTTTGCTAACTTTTTTGCGCTACTTCTACACTCAGGTCTTAAATATTTTTCACCAGATGATGGTGAAAACTCTGAGTCTTCTAAATTAACATTACACTTGCTACATGTTTTTATTGAGGAGATAACGAGAATCGAACTCGCACATTAACCTTGGCAAGGTTACGCACTACCACTATGCAA